CCGGCGATCGCCGCTTTCCTTCGGAGCTCCGCGGCCTCGCCCTCGAGCGCCTTGATCCGCGCGACCAGCGGCGCGGTCGCCGTTTCGATCGCCTCCCGAAACACCCCGGCAAATGCGTCGATCTCGTCAGACGTCAGCGGCATAGCGAATCGCTTTCACTTCCGACAGGAACCGGGATCGGAGATACCCGACGTCGAGCGCTTTGGCGGCCGGGACCGGCGAGGCCTCCGGCGCCGCGGCCGGGATCGCCGGCGACGTTGAGGCCGGCGCCGGCATTTGATCGCGCCTGTTGAGCGCCTCGATCGAATAATCCTGCTGTTGCCGATAGACCGTATCCCCACCCGACACCGGCGGCAGGTTCAGCCGGCGCCGCGATTCGTTGACGGTTTTGATCCCGGTCGCCTCTTTTTCCGAATCGATCAGGGTTTTCGTGTCCATCCGGAGGAGCGCGTCGAGATCGAACTCGATCCCATACGGCCGCGGGAGCTCGAGGCCCTCCGTCAGCAGGGTTTCGGCTTTTTCGAGTTTTTCCTGCAAACAATTCGAGTAGTACTGCGTATCGAGCGCCTGAATATTGTTGTAATTCGGCATTCCGCCCACGCTGATCTTGTGCGGGGGGACCCGGAACGCTTGACAGACCATTTCGGCGGAGAATTTCAACTGCTCGAGGAGTTGCGCATCGTGCGCCGGGATCTGGATCGCCTGATAGGTGAGGCCGTCCCCCAGGACAGCGACCGCGCCGACGTCGAGGCCTTCCCATTTCGCCTTCGCACGGTCCGCCGTCGGTTGCGAGATCGGCCCCGGTGCCGTGAGGATCCCGGCCGGTTGCGAGGCATTCTGAAAGAATTCCGTGGAATTCGCTTGAATCGTGAGGCCTTGAATCGCCGCACGTCCACAGGCATAGATCGGCCCGACGCCGATCAGGGGATGCCAGATCGCCAAATAGATATCGTGGATGATCTCGCGCGCCGGGACGATGATCGCGGCCTCGATCGCGGCCGTCGGATCCGGCATGAGCGCATAAAAGACGGACGTATCGGGCGCCTGCAGGACCCGGACGCGCGAGGGATCGAGGACGTACAGCCCGTTCACGACGCCTCGCGCGTCCCGTCGTTTCAGGATGTAGGCATTCCCCGTGAGCAGCTTACTTGTCTGCCAGTACTCAAAGAGCTGTTGTCGGATCTGAAACCCGTTCGGCTTCCGGAGGACGGGACTATAGGCGGAATTCTCGACCTCTGTGGTGATCCCGTCGGCGTCCGCGATCGTCAGCATCGGCCGGGACTTCCCGAAGTCCGACGCGATCAGCGATACGCACGCAAAGACCGCGACGTGCGCCGTGACGTTTTCGACTGTGCATTCTTGGTTCTGTTGCCAGGCGCCGGCGAATGGTTCCCGTATCACCGGAACCCACGCGCGGCCGCTCCCGCTCACTGGACGCGCGCCGTCGCCGATCGCCTTGATCCGCTCGAGCCCGAGTGTCGACTCGGCGCCATACGGTTGATGCCGGAGCTGCAGTCCGAATACGTCCATCAGGCCGCCGGTTTGCGGGATCGCCGTTTCGGCGGATCCGGTTGCGTGGGTTGCTCGAGTGGCGGCGCCGGCCGCCGGGACAGGCTCACGATCCCGCGCGTTGCTAACTTCAACGCCTCGAGGACCGGGACCGCGAACCGTTCGCCTTGTGCGATGCGCCGCGCGCCGGCGTCATACGGCCGGCGCGCGATCACATAAACGTCCGTGGATTTGCCCACTAGTGAGCGCCCCCGGCGCCCTTAGCTCGGACTGGCGACGCCGCCCCAGTTGACGGACTGGATCACCGCGACTACACCGGACCGCCGCAGCCCCCACGAAATGAACCGCTCGGCTCGGAACGCGACCAGGTTATCCTGCCAGAGGCTCACCAGCGATACGCCTGTCGTTCCGCTTTGCGTCGGCGCGTCGTTCATTTCGAGCGACGCCTCGCGCGACATGTCGACCGTGACCTCGCCGTCGTCCGCGAGATTGATCTCCGGTGCCACGACGGCCACAACCAGGTTCCCGTACCCCGCGAGCGCGAGATAGTTGCTGACGATCACCGGGATCCCTTGCAAGGTGCCGCCATTGATCCCGATCGTCGGGAACTCGACCGCGCCGACCGACGTCCGCATGAGCGAGGCCGCCAGCGCGACGCCCGGCGGCATCAGGAGCACGACGCCGCGCGGATCGATGTTGTCCGTGGTCCCAAGGCCGATCGCGCCGACCGCGGAGAAGAGGCTCAGGATATCCGTCCGGACGTCGTCCGCCGTATTCCCCGCCGAGCTCCCCAGGCTCACGCCGTAGGTCAGCGACGCCGGATTGACGTTGGACACGGCCGCGAGCGTCGGATCGACCAGACTCATATCGATCTTTTTCACGACGGCGCGCGTCAGCGCGTCTCGCATGGCGGTTTCTGTGCTCAGCCCCGGAATATTCCCGAATCGGAGGATCTCCTCACTGTCGATCACGATCGCGGCGATCTTCGTGTGGCCCAGGGTTTGCGCGGTATATCCGCCCTTCGTGACCGGCTTGGGTTTCGCCTCGCCGACCCAGTTGGCCGTCATCGCCTGCGATTCCACCAACTGCCGCATATTGAACGGCACGCGATTGAGCGCCGGGATCCCGTTCGCCCCGAATTGCCCGATGATCGTCCGTGGTTGCAGGTACGTCACAAAGTCCGCGATCGTCTGGTTGTAGATGAGGTTTCCGGCCCACGTCGCATCGGTGCTCACCGCCGGCGCGACCGCCGCTTTCACCGCCATGTGTAGCGAATCGGCGGACGGGTACCACTTGCGCGCGACCTCGAGCGCGTTGAGCGCGTTCCCGCGCATGTGCGCGTACTGCGCCGCGCACTTGCACATCATCACGCGGACAAACCCGATGCCAGGCGGCAGTTTGGGTTCCTCGATACTGACTGATCGCTGGACGTTCGGATCGGGCGCCGGCGACCGACGCGGCGCGACCGTGATCGCCTGTTCCACCGCAAGGCTTTCGAGCACGCGATAACTTTTGATCTGCGCGCCGATCCGCTCGAGCTCCGATGTCAGACTGTCTCGATCCGTGTTTTCGTCGTCCGTCAGGGTATCTTTGGCGAGGAGCGCCTCGAGCGCGTCCTGTTTCGTAGTCCGCTCGAGACCGAGCGCCGAGATCCGTTCGCTGTGAGTCATGATCTGATCCTTCTGCAATGACCCCGCGACCGCGGGAGGACTGCCGGGACGTCGGCCGGACTCGGCGCGGTGACGTTGATCGGCGGATTTGATGGCGGTGATTGTCGTTTGACTGTTCGCCGGGACCGTGACCGTCGACGTCTCGAACCAATCCCACTCCGACACGCGGAGGCCGTAACTGCCTTTGATTGGCGTCGCCTTGATCGGGCGCCAGCCGATCGACAGGCCCGGCACGAGACCGGCCTTGATGAGCGGCCACACCGTCTCGTCAATGAACGCAATCCCCTTCGAGATTTGCGCGCGGATCTTGATCCCCGCGGCCGTCACGGTCGCCGACAGGACTTTCCCGATCGGTTTGTTGGGATCGTGTTGCCAGAGGAGCGGCATCGGGAGCGAAAATTGCGCGCCCTCGGGTTCCATAATGTCGCCGCCGCGGTCCGGCGCCGGTGTCGACGCGAGGCCTTCAATGATCCGGAGCTCGGGATCGATCGCTTTAAACGCGACCGTCGCGATCGCAAACGAATCCCGGAACGGCACCGGCATCGTTGAGGAGGCCAAATTGATCGCTATTGTGCGATATCGTCCGCTCGAGCCGATTTGTTCTATCTCAAAAACACGACGGATCTATCGGTTTGCCATAATCGATCGTTCCCACTTCGAGCCGTTCTGACGCATCCGCAACACTTCCCGGCAGGAGGCCGGCCGCCTAATGTCGAAAAACGTCTTATTTTTGCTCGGCATGTGCGCGTCGATCGCGGTCGCCATTGCCCCCAATGCGAAGGAGTTTGATCATCCGTGGGATCATATTCTGAGCTTGGGAGGCCTCGCCGGAACGGCGATCACTGGGTATCTCTCACAGAAACCGCGCCGGGAATGGTCCGACGAACGGCGCCAGGAACACCGTGATCAACTGGACCTCGATCGCTTGGCCGATGAGGACCCCGAAGCATGAAAGTCCTACTCCTGATCCTCCTGATCGCCGCGCCCGCCGGCGCCGGCGAGCGCACCCCGTTTTTGTGGACCCCTCCGCATCGACACACCGCCAACGCG